AAGGTTTGTGATGCGCGACCCATCGCCAATAAAGGCACCTGTAAAACTTGTCGCTGTAAATGTTCCTGTTCCAATATTTTGATTTATATTATTCTGTAAATTGGAGGCAGTCACATTTGTTAAACCTGAACCATTTCCAGATATTATTGCAGAACCAGTTAATGAGATATTACCTAATGAATAAATTTGATTTTTGACAGTTATAGTACTACAGATAACATTCTCTTGACTAACAGAACCGCCTGCCCCTCCAATAAGGCTTCCCCAAAAGGTTCCATAAAAATTACATCCTGTAAAATTTGTATTACGAATATCATAACCAGAACCACCTTTGTCAGCTAAGTTATTTGCTGTAACATTTGTCAATCCAGAACCATTACCAGTGAAAAAACTTGCATTTACATTTGTTGCCTGAAGATTTGTAATATTTCCAGATGCTACTAGCATGTTTGTAAAAGTTGCTGTAGTGGCTTGGATCGCTATTGTATTTATACTTGATGCTATTACATTTGATGTTATTGTTATATTATTTGTTGTAAGATTATTGGTTGATATATTTGAAGACCATACATTTGATGACCATATATTTGAAGAATATACGTTACTAGTATTTAATAGTATAGTAGTTGTATTATTTTTAACATTCAAAGAATTTGAAACATAAGCATTAGATGCATATAAATTATCTGTAGTTATACCCATTGATACGAGTGATCTATTACTGCTGTTTATGAACTGTAATTCATTTACTGCATTAAATGATGTATAACTAGCATTGCACCATGAATTTAATCCATTAATAATACAGGTATTAGTATTATTTGTAAGGCCACCAATTATAAAATTACCCTTCAACGGGTTATAGATGGCCTTTGTTGCAAGATAAGTCTGACTAACTGTAAGACCATCTTCACTTAGAAGACTCGTAAATCCTAGCGAGGCATTGGACCATCTATATATTCTATTTGTATTACTGGCGGCACCAACAACTACTACCTTACCAGCTCCATCTGAGGCAACTCCTCTACCAACACTTCCTACAACAGATAAGGCTCCTCTGATGGTTGATTGATATTTGAAATCACCAGATATTGTGCTAGACCAATTTGAACCGTCTCCACTAAATAAGGTTCCAGAATCTCCTGTGGCAACATAATTTTTTACACCATCCCAGGTTACACCATAACCTATCTTACTGAAGGTTGGAGTTTTAGAATTAAACCAATTAGAACCGTCTGAACTATATAAGATATTACTTGTTGCTACGCCTTGACCAACCGCAATCCATAGGCCATTTCCATATGCAATTCCCTGACCCTTAACGTCAAAACTGCCATAACTTGCATTTGACCAGTTTGACCCATTTTTACTATATAGAATATTAGAGGTTGATGAACTCTGTCCAACCGCTATCCAAAGATTGTTATTATATGCTACACCGTAGCCTACCAGGTCAAAGGCTCCTGTAGAGTTGTTGCTCAGATTAGCTAAATTATTTTTATAAAGAATTGTTCCAGAAGTTTGACCTTGACCAACAGCTACTAATAGGTTTGTTCCATTATACGCAATTCCATATCCTACACTATCAAAACAACCACTAAGAGCAGACAACCCAGAATAAAAACCTGAATCTATAGAACCAAAACAAACAGTACTATTTGAATAACTAGATTTTCCAACAACATATAATAGGTTAGCTCCAAGTATTGTTACCTTAAGAGCACCATAACCTGCTATGTTTATAGGATTATATCCATTTAGGTTTAATTGGCTCCAATTTGAACCATCACTACTTGTCAGAACAGTTCCTCTAACATCTGGAATATTAGCACCAACTGCATACCATGCCGAGGTTCCATCATATGTTACTGCATTACCAATATAATCAAATCCTGTTGTAGCGGATGATATAAAGTTTGAACCACTATTGCCACTATATAGTAGCGAAATAACATCAATTCCAGAAAGAGTATCTGGAACAAAGGGACTAAAAGTTGTTCTATATGAATATGTTATAACAGTATTAGACAGTGTTGTAGATTCACAGGCAATTGTTATTGTATTTGAACCTGTAGTAGGATTAAAACCCCATGAAACTGAACGCGCACTTACTACACCTTCTAGACCGCCATCATACCATGTAACACCAGAATTTAAACTATACATAAATGTAGATAGAGAAGTGAGGCCATTTGGTACACCTGCACCAACCATAAAAAGAATATTATTATTTGTATCCATTGTAATGTCGTAAAAGGTTGGAGGCATATTAGACTGAACTATAGTTCCACTTGCGTATGGTATATAAAAATTAGTTCCATCTGTTGTAAAAAATATAGGAGAATTTCCATTTCCTGTATATGAATTATTTGCTGTTCCAACAACAAAGACTTTACTTGGGGACTGATAAAATCCATATACCGCCGAAAGGGTTGAAGCATTGTTGCCAGTCAGAAAATTACGATATGTGGCATTAAAGGCGGCTCCCAAGAAAAATGTGCCCATAGTCTGTGATATTAATATAGGCGACTCAGATATAGATGTTAATAATATATAATTACCATTAAAATATAGACCATTATTAATATTTTCTAAAATAAAATTATTTAGGGTATTTATTCCTGTATAAGTGGTAAATAACTGAGAGTTGGAACCATAACTATACTGTATAGTGCTTGAATAATCATTATTGTTTATAGATTCATTAGTTAATGCATATACTATTATCTTATTTAAATTGCTATTATATAAAATTGCACTTGGAGAACTGCCTTTTGTTATTCTAGTATTTCCGTATGAAATTATAGGTGAAAATCCGCCTGAATTCATTCCAGACCAATCCATGCCGTCATTTGTTACCTCTACCGTATTTATTCCATCCTTAGAACTTCCTATTGCAACAAAAACACTGTTAGAATTAATAAAAAGAATATTTTTTATATATGAATAAGAATAAAAATCACCAATATTTCCATAATTCGCGGTTAAATTACTGACATTAGCATGGTTTATGGCAGTTTTAGTCATAACAGTATTAGGAGATAAAATATAATTCGCAGTCAAGGCATTACTAATATTTACATAATTTGCCCCAATTGTATTTGTAATTATTTCTGAATTTGTAAGGAATGTATAATTAGACTGAGTTACATGTAAAATTCCTGGCACAATACAATTTGGCCCTGTATTAGTTCCCAAATAATTGTCAGAAATAATCCAATTGCTGCCGTCAATACTAATTTGTGTAGAATTAAGTGTATTATTACCACATCCAGTTGCTATCCACGTTTTCCCGTTGAAGCCTACTGCGGTTCCACTACGCGTAAACCCACCTGTAATACTTGAATTCCAATTAGAACCATCAAGACTCCACTGTATGGTTTCCTGAGGATTTACAGAAAGGTATGTTGAATCTCCAACGGCAACCCATAAACCATTTCCATAGGCTATTCCGCGTCCGAATCCAAGGAAACCTCCTGATGTTATTGGATACCAATTAGAAGTATTTGAACTCCATTGAATAGTGCCGAGTTTAGAAGAAGAGCTGCCGACCGCGATCCACATTTGTTGGCGACCTCCTAAATTATTTGTGGCTACACCAAGACCGTTTGAACCTGGATAGTAGGTATTCCATATTTGTGTGTATGGATAACTATTAAATCCACCTGAAGCTATTTGATTCCATGTTATAGCATCACGACTATATAAAATCGTATGTAGTGCCGAGCCAAGTGTGTTACCAACAGCAACATAGAGCTTACTTATCTTATTATATGCTACCCCACGTCCTGTGGCTAAAAATGAATTAGAAGTGTTTGACCAGTTCTGACCATCTGTGCTTACCTGAATACTCGTGAGTGTAGGTGGTGAAACTACATTATAATTTCCATCGCCTACTGCCACCCAAAGGCCATTTCCCCACGCAACCCCATACCCATTACAAAAACCGCCAGATACAACATTTGTCCAATCTAAACCATTTACACTTGTTTGAATACTATTTATTGAATCAACTACAAGTGTTGATAGAGAACCGACAGCAACCCAATAAGTTTGATTAAAGGCAATTCCATTTGTAGTTAGAGGAAAGCCGCCAGATTTTACATAATTCCAGGCATACCCATCTAAACTATATGTGATACCATAATTTCCACCCCCCTGACCTCCTGCTAACCAGCCATTTAATGGCAAATTGGCGCGTGATACTCCTATTTGTACAAGGGGATCAGTATACTCCATTACAAGATTGGCAGGATAGGATATGATTACAAGACCATCAGATAATCCAGCATTGTCTTGATAATCAGGGTCCGTTATATATTGTCTATAGTAATTTCCTGATATTCCGAATGAATCAATAAGATTATCTAAGTATGAAGAGCCGCCGCCTCCTGGCCCACCAATCTTTGTTTCGCCAGCTCCACCGCCTCCGCCGCCATAAAATCCTCCACCTCCGCCGCCCCCTGATGTGCTAATAAAGGCAGCTACACTACTACAATATGCTCCGCTGCCACCTATTGACCAATTAGCATCATGTCCTGTATAGTTATTTCCAATAGCAGAATATCCACCTAGACCAGGGCTATTCTGTGTTCCTCCATAACCTACTGAATTAGAACCCTTAGTTAAAATACCTGCCTGACCACTATAATTACCCCCTGCTCCACCACTGGAATATTTATTTCCGATAGATGCTCCTCCACCACCGCCAGCTGTCACAAGTTCTCCATAATTATTTTGTATCGCGCTTCGTCCTCCACCACGACAGAATCCTAAACCACCATTACCATAAGGATGACCTGGTGTATTTATATCATAGTTATCACCATGTGATCCAACAACAATTGTTAATATATCTCCTGGCGTTACAGATAAACAACCTGAAACAAATCCACCATACCCTCCAAAACCCATTTCATACTCAGGTCCGAGGCCATAACCTGCGGCACCCCATAGTTTTACATTAAGATTATTAACACCATCTGGAACAGTAAAATATTGATCGGCTCCTATTGCATTAAATACATATTTATCATTGTTTTGAGCATATATACGAAGAGGTTTTTGTGTATTGAAAGTAATATTTTCTGTTACTGTTGATATAGCCTGTATATTATCTACTATAAAACGTCCAGCAGGATACGGTGAACTTAAGAATAAATTCTTAGAAGCATAGTATGAAATTACTACTAGACCAGGGCCGCCTGAAGTTGTTATCTGTTGATAATTACCCGATATTAGAGTATACGCTCCATTTGTTCCAGTATATGTTCCGCCAAGGGCAACTCCTGGCTGATATTCCTCTACTTGCATATATATATTAGATTGTGTTCCATCAAGGGCAATTATAGTTGTTAGTGAAGGTTCAATATATGAAGACCCGCCACCACCACCGTAGGAAAATTTGTTAGTATTAATAAAATTAGCTGCTCCACCTCCACCTGAATAATATCCACCACCACCGCCACCGCCACCATTACCGCTAATAGAATCACCACCCTTACTAATACCAATTGTTATTGTGCTGTAATAAGCCCCATTTGCTCCTTTAGAAGGATTGGCTATACTATTATTAGTAGTACCACCTCCCACTCCTCCAGAGGTCTGTGTGCCTGGTAAACCTCCATATCTACCATCACCTGGATAACCTACAATTAAACCAGCATGACTATAAGCACCTGAAATAGTGCTGTATGATGCGGCTCCACCTGCTCCCGCTATAACTATAGGTATTAATGAATCTGTTAATATGCCTGAATATGAACCACCTGCGGCGCCACCAAGGTATCCTGATCCTAAATCAGAATCACCGCCATCTCCAAAATTCCCTGTATTTGCATTTGTTGCTCCAGAAAATTTATTGGTAGAGTTTCCACCACTTCCAACAACTATATTATAAATATCGCCAGGGGTTACCAGTGCCTGAACATGAATATAGGCACCATTTCCATAATATCCTCCACCTGCCCCCCATACTTGAAAATCTACAACCTTAACTCCAGGGGGGACTGTAAATGAATAATTAGATGTATATGAGAGATATGTTTTATTTGCTACAGTACTAACAGTTAATTCATAAGGATCAATAGAAATAGAACCTATCGGTTTTCCATTTAAATATAATCCTGAATCCTGGACATATAGATTGTTACTTGTATTTAGTAGAGTATCTATACAATTTATTGTTGACGTAGTAAGTGTACTTGCACGAATTGTTCCACTAACATCAAAATCCTTTGATACAATGGAAATATGTCCTGAACCAGTATTATATCCACTATTCGGACCTAGACGGGGTTTACCTCTTCCCCTCATCCTTTCTAATACACTATCCGGAGAAAGAGAATTTTATAATACCCGGATGTTGTATAGTGTAATACTTAGAGATATTGTATTCATTGTATCTTAGCAGAGAGCCACTATGACTCAGGGTGGCGGATTATTACAACTTGTCGCCCAGGGAAAACAAGATGTTTTTTTAACCGGAAATCCGAGCACAACATGGTTTAAATTTGTATATACTCGTTACACCAATTTTGCTATAGAAAGTCAGCAAATGTATTTTGATGGGTCACCAAATTTCGGTCAAAAGATTTCATGTCTTGTGCCAAGAAATGGTGACTTACTCGGTTCTATTTTTTTGAAGGTAACACTTCCACAACTGTATTTATCACCTTCTTCTTTTACGCCCGCCGCAGCCGCACCAGTTCCTGTTGGATATGTAAATAGTCCTGGACACGCCTTAATTAAGGAAATAAGCATTCAGATAGGTGAACAAGAGATTGATAAGCAGACTGGGCAATGGATGGAAATCTGGAGTTCTTTAACTACAGATGCTAGTAAGGCGGATGGGTTCCGCCAAATGATTCAGCAGAAACCTGGTTATCCTCATATTGATTATAAGAATAATGCCCCTGACCTTTCTGGAGGAATACAAACACTGCCAAAGAATATTTATAGTCGTGAGAATGGTAATCTAAATATTGATATTTCAGGTATTAATGTTGATGCCTTCGGTGATTATTATGTTGTACCAACAAATAAATATCCGAAGAGCTATGATGAACCGATTATGGGCCCATTAACAGTCTATATTCCACTTCGTTTCTGGTTTAATAAGAATCCCGGATTATATCTCCCCCTCTTGGCAATGCAATATCATCAAGTAAGAATTAATGTTACCTTGGCTTCTGTTCAAGAAATGTATTATACAAAAATGCTCTACACTCCTACTGGGTGTGGGCCCTGTACAAATATAAGTGTCCAGAGTTGTTCATCATCTGATCTTGGTATTGAACTGTGGGGTGATTATGTCTACTTAGATGTTCCTGAGCGGCGCCGGTTTGTTAGTTCAACACTTGAATATCTTATTGAACAGGTTCAATACACGCCACCCCTTGCGATTCCCGCTGGTTCTAAGGCAGCTAGTCTTCCATTAAGTTTTAATCATCCTATAAAGGAATTCATATGGGTCATACAAAGAAATGTAAGCCAATGTCGCCATGAATATTTTAACTGGAGTAGTCTTGGCTTTTATGAGATTGAAAAAGCCGCAGAGTTTGGTCTACCAGAACCAAGTGCCCGCACAGATTTAATGATGACTGCAAATATTCAACTAGATGGTCAAGACCGTTTTAATTCTCGTGACCCACTCTATTTTAGACTTATACAGCCATATCAAAGACATACGGCGGTTCCTTCCGACCGTTATATCTATGTTTATAGCATTGCCTTGAAGCCAGAGGATTCTCAGCCTTCTGGAACATTAAATGCAAGTCGCATTGACAACCTTGTCCTTCAGCTTGGCCTATCAACCGGCGACTGTGATAGGGATCCTAATGTTATTTCTAAAAATGGAGATATGACAGCCTTTGTGTATGCGACCAACTACAATATATTACGTGTATTAAATGGTTATGCGGGTCTTCTGTTCTCTGTTTAGGGAAGCATGACTGTCATGTTTGATTATACACAAAGTAAGTTTTGGAAAGGGTCGTGGTATCCATATTGGACCTTAATACTTATGACAGTTGTCTTTGGATTTTTTGGTTTAGATCATGTATGGCTTCGCAGCCCCTTGAGTGGTTTCTTAAAGTTTGTTCTAAATATATTTACACTTGGCATTTGGTATTTTTACGATATACTACAGGTTTTTGGTGAAAAAGATTCAGTTATGAAAAATGGCCTATCTGCGCCCCTTATAGGTCCACTAGGTATTGGGGCAGGAATGTTTAAGGACTCCAATCCTGATGGACCTACGGCCAGAAGTCCTCTTAAATTTATGGCATACATGTTGTTATTATGGATGCCCTTTGGAATTGATTTATATATAGCTGGAGATTCAAATGGTGCCATTGTAAAATTTATTCTAACAATGCTAGCCTTCCTTGTCCTTCCATTATTTGTAGCAGTTATATGGGGATTTGCTAATATTGGTCGGTCAATATTCATGCCAAAGGAGCTATTTACTAAGGGAACATATCGTATGTTTCCTGTAAGTTGGTTTATGGATCCTCTAGGTCCCTCAACTCTTGGCCCTGTTGATATTCCTGCTGGTGTAGGGGAGTGTGGGTCAGGGGGCGCGGGTTCAGTTGTAAGTTATGTAGCAGGGCCTATACTTGAAACAATTCCTGTCGTGGGCGCTGCCCAAGCCGCTGTTCAAGCCGCCACTGCCACCGCGGATGTTGCTACAGTGGCGGCTAAGGGCGCAGCCGCCGCCATAGAAACTACTCAGAATGCCTACAAGAATATTGTAGATAGTATTATAAAACCTGCTACACAGGTTATTGGCACTGGAGTGGCCCTTGGTTCACAGATGGCTGAACTAAAGGCGCAAATTCCTACAAGGGAAGGGCTCATGGCTTCTGCTACGAGCAAACTTATACAAAAGGGCGGTGGCTCTGATACAGATATATCAGGAATGGCACTACTTATATTATTTGTTGTAATACTCGGTGGAGGAACAATTATGGCTGCGAGTCGCATGGGTCTAAATAGTTCCTTATTTACTAAGCAGAAAGAAGATGCCGATGATACCCCTCCCAAACCATGAGGACTTTGAAGCCATGCTGCGCCCGAGAAAGCCAACGGAGGATGGTATTGTTGATACCTATCCTCCATGGGTCTGTATTTCCTTTTCTGCTAAGTGGTGTGGTCCCTGTAGACGCTTAGATAAGGAAGCTATTGTCGCCGCAACTCCTGGAATTGTATGGTATGCCTGTGATGTTGATGAAAATAAAAATACTCTTGGATTCTGCGGCCTTCACAGTATTCCCAGTTTCTGTCTTATTAAGAATGGTGTATTCAAGGACCGTAAGAGCGGCGCTGCCTCCGTTCAAGATGTTCTAGACTGGCTTGTTTCAAATGGCGTGTCTAATTAGGATGTTCACTCTAGAAGAATGGACGGTAATAGGTTCTGAAATTGCCCTATCCCTACATCCAATTCTTTTAAAAACTATAAATGTTCCACTACTTACACAACTCATTATTCGTCTAGGCTCCTTTTCCGTGCTTGGCGGATTAGCAGCTAAACAATCTGATTGGTCGCATTCATGGGGTTCATGGGATACAATAAAAGTATCTCTTATTACAGGGATATTAAATCTTATTCATATAGGAAGTAGTTATACTTCTTATTTAAATTTATCGGCAGGAAGTAGTCTTGCCATATTTTATATATATCCCTTTTTAAATATATTAGCAGGTGTATTATTTCTTAATGAAAAAATGAATTGGTATAATCTTCCACTCTTATTTATCGCCTTTCTTGGTGTTATACTGATTGCCTATGAGGAGGACAGGGCAAGTAAGAAGAAAGAGGGATTTACAGGAAAAAACGTCGCATTTGGAATTTCTATGGCCTTACTCGCAGCCCTTACAGAATCTATGATTTTCATATTTGTAAAATCATCTAACAGTAATAGCCCCTTTACAAATGTTCTTCAACTATATCCATTCGGATTTATTTTATTAGGACTGTATTCTATTTGGAGTGGTTTTAAAGACATTAAAGGTTCTATAAAACAAATCCTACAAATTGTTGGATTTAATTGTGCTATTGGATTTATTGGTTATAGTCTTAGATTTTATTCTATACCCCGCACCTCAACTATAGTATTTAGTTTATTAGCCTTTATAGGCGTTCTTTCTGGTTATATGTGGGGAGTTCTATTTGCTAATGAAACTCCATCATTATTATCAATTATTGGTTCGTTATGTATAACAGGTTCTGTAGGCATTCATCAATTTATCAAATAATTTAACGCGTGTGTGATTTCTTCTTAGATCTATCATTTCGTTTAGGTTTTATCTTACGACATGATACAGTTGAAAACTTAACTCTTACCTTAGGAATTCTTATTGGAGGTGGTGGTAATGGTGGAGGTGGTTGAGGTGGTTTTTCTTCTATATATACAATGGCTCTTTTTTTTCTCCTACAAAAACACAACATACCTATTAGATAGATGGATAATCATTATGACTGCCTCATCGTCGGTGCGGGAATAAGCGGTTTATTTTCTGCCCGAGAAATTCTGAAAAAACATCCAGAATGGAGAGTTGCCCTAGCAGAACGTTATAAAGAAATTGGGGGGCGCACATTTTCATATAGTTACAAGAAAAATACGTGGGAGGGAGGCGCAGGAAGAATTAGTAAGGATCATAAGAATCTATTGGCACTTATTAAGGATTACAAACTAAATCTTATTCCAATTGGTTCAGAAACACGATTCAAGCAGGATGGAAATGGACATATATCCTTGAATACCTTTGATGATTATTCAAAGACCTACTTATTGCCTATGACCTATTTATCAAAAGATATACTTGCCAAACATACAATTGAAAGTCTCTCAAAACTTATGTACGGTCTCAGTGCGACGCGACGACTATTTGAATATTTCCCATATCGTGGAGAAATAAATACATTACGTGCCGATTTGGCCCTTAAAACCTTTCTAACTGGTGAAATGTCCAGTCATTCTGGTTATTTTGTTATAAAGGAAGGTTTTAGCGAACTTATCTCACGCATGAAAAAGGATATAGTTGGCCGAGGTTGTAAGATTCTTACTTCGCATAAATTATTGAATTTACGGAAAGTTGATGGCGGTGTAGAGGCGTTTTTTGAGGGGAAAAGTATATGCGCAGAAAGAGTTATTCTTGCGATTCATAGTGATGCATTGGCTCAAATACCGGTGTTTCGTAAATGGGATGTATTATCGTGTCTAAAGACACGACCACTCTTGCGAATTTATGGAGTATTTAATAAGTCCTGGTTTCCACCTGGGGCGCCGATTGTTACTCCTGGACCATTGCGTTATATAATTCCAGTTAGTGAGAAAGTAATTATGGTTAGTTATACTGATGCTGAAGACACGCGGGCATTTCATCGTATTCAACGGGCTGGTGGCGATGAGGGTCTTCAGAAGGTTATTATGAAGGAACTCAGAAAACTCTTTCCTGATATAGAAATTCCTGACCCTGTATATTTTAAATCGCATTATTGGTCAACAGGAGCCACTTATTGGCTTCCTGGTTCATATGTTCCCGAAACAGTTTCACGCAAGTCTATTCGGCCCTTGCCATCAGTTATACCAAGGCTTTGGCTGACTGGCGAAAGCACATCTATGAGACAGGCTTGGGTTGAAGGAGCCCTAGAGCAAACATTACTTTGTCTATCCGATATAGATAGATAATGATGATGTCTGATTCACTTCCATTTACACCATATGACAGTATGGAATATGAAACTGTAAATCCATCGGCAGGCCCTCCTCCTGGATTTGCCCCTCGCGACCAGGTTGCCGATACACAGGCTAAAGACTTGAAAAAAATGGCTACTGCGCCTCCGCCGCCAGCCGGACAAATACCAATGCAGAAAAAGCCGACACTGGCCGAAGAAGACGTTGATATTGGTCCCATTAAGGGACCTTCTCAGCCCGATATCGGCAATTATAAGCAGGTATATGATTTAGTATATATCCTAATCGCAATTCTTATTGTTGATGTGGCCGTTATTTTCTTAGTTCGTTATTCTCCTGAGATGTTTGGCTCAGTTCTAAATAAGTGGTATGATGTATTTGGCCTCAATGGAGTTATAATGGATGTTGGTATTATCTTTATTGTTTTCATACTGGCTCGTTATGTCTATACGGGCTATATCAAAGATAAGTTCGCTGATGGTAAATGGTGCCCTTATAAGTTTGTTGGAACTCTTGTTGGTCTTCAAGTCTTTCACGACCTGCTGTTTTACTATGGTGTAATCAATCAAATTCCTCGTGGTCATAACTCAGTTATTGATACATTTAAGGACTATTCGGTAAAAGGTCCTATTGTTATAGCTGGTGATACAGTTATGATGGTGGCCTCTGCTGGTATTGCGATGCTTCTCAAGTCTCAACCAACACATATTGTAGCTTCAGTTGGAAGCTTGTTTGCTTATGCCGTTCCTTATATATTATATACTAAGAATATGTATTCTGTGAAGTGATTACAAAGATGTATTTATCCATACATTCTGAAACCCGTTTAACTTGTTAGTAAACCCTTTATCTTTTAAATTAGTTGTTATTTTATCATAATTACATTTATCAGGACGATCACATTCAAATATAATTAGGCGTAATGAATGAAAAAAATCTGTATTTTCATCATAAAACTCTTCTAAGAATCCCTCACAGTCCGCAATAAGAACATTAAAATTCAGATTATATTTTTCTTTTATTTCAATTAATGAATATGACGGTATACTTGTATTATTATCCTCAATAGTAGTAGTTCCATAACCACCATAAGAATTTTTATCTGTTAGATTTAAATTCTTATTTGATATAAAGCCTTTAATAATATGAAAATGACAATTGTTTTTGTTTTTGTTAATTTCTAAGGCTTCCCAAACTCTTTCATCAGGCTCTACTACAACCTGATTAGTTTTAGTGCGTAAGTTATTATTTATTACACATGATACAGAATCATATCGTGCACCAAGTTCTAATACTATATCATTTTCTAGAACATAGGTTCTTGCCAACTCTTGCTCTTCTTTTTCAAAATAATTTATATCAACATGATGACCAATTTCATTCACTATTATCATACTATAAACATTATTATTTATTTTTGTTTAAGTTATACCAAACAAAATTGATGTAGGGGCTTATTAGTTGGTATATTATAATGGATTTTAATATACCAGAAGATGTTCTTGTAAAATTCGGGACCTTAGTACAGATTATTAAGGAAGTTGGACTTGGCCTTGGAAAGGGGCGCTCTGAGAGTGTCTATCAGAATGCGATTATACATGAACTACAATTAGTTGGCGCAAAATATACGCGAGAAGAGACTGTTCCAATACATTATAAAAATACCTATGTTGGCCAGGAGCGTATTGACATTGCAGTTAACACATGGTTAGATATTATTATTGAACTCAAGGCAGTAAATTCAGAGATTAAACCAGAGCATCACTGGCAGATTATAAGTTATATGAAATACAAAAAGTATGATTATGGCCTTATTGTAAATTATAATCAATCGCCGAATAAGGACCTAAGTTACATGTTTATTGTTATAGACAAGGGCATTTCTTATATGTATGATTTCCCTACATCAATCTCCAATGAAGTTGGAGAGTATGGATATTCTATAGATGTAATATAAAGGAGGGGCAAAAACAGAGAAGAAACACCACATTGCACCCATATCTTGTCTCGGGTATAGAAATATACTTGTTATCATAGAAGCAGTAACAGTCACAGCAAATAATATTCCCGCCTTTAAGGTTGGCATTCCAAGAAGAGATATTATAATAACTGTAAATATATATATAAACCATGATACATAATAATAAGGCATAATAGTCCAATTCCATACAAGATGTGGATCATCTGATCTAGGATTCGTACATTGAAGTGTATCCTTATATTGACTAACGAAAAATATAGAATATAAAGAATATAGTATCATTACAGAAATAAGTGATGACTTATAATAACTAGACCGAGGACTAATTAAAAGGACTAAGACTCCTAAAATAAGAGGCTGCGCAGTATTTAATAACATTCCAAGAACTGATATTTTTTTATGAAAAGAATCACAGGTTTGATGTTTCCATAGTATCCATTCAACACCTTGCATAAGAGAAACATAGCCTATAAAAAAAGCTATTATATGATCAGATGCTGATCCAAGTGTATAGACAAGTGAAGATCCTAGTAGACCAATAATAAGTGTAGCAAAACTTACCTCTTCTGAGAAGCACATTCTATCTATATTCCCCATAATAATCTTGCGTTATAATTAGAATGGCTACACCACAATCACATGATGCTTTAATTCACTCAAAGGGATTGGAAGGTACTTCTTGGCCCATATATGGATAAGCCACTTACATGGTTTGACCAAAAAAGCAATATATAAGTAAGGTTTTTAATTATTAAATAAGATTAAACAGTGTTGGGTCTATAATAAGACCATTACGGGATATTATAAATCCAAATTTTGGCACAGGAATTAATGAAGGATAATTCAGTTGGAAGAATTGTTGGGACTACTACACTTAAGGCAAAGTTAATGAACCCTTTTGCTTGAGGAAAGCACAGAAAGACACGTTGCGAAACACGTAAGAACTAAGGGCTAAATTTCTGTAGGAGTATATCCTTGTTTGCCGTATTATCAAAGATATACCATTTTTTCTTGGTTGGTTCCCATTTGGCTCCAAGACCCTTTGCGTGGTCTTTTTGTGAGAAGGGAACATTCAGATAAATTTTTGAATATGGACAGGCTTCTAGACCAATCGCCAAGTTTGCGAGTTTATCTGCTCCGTCATTACCTAGCGAATGTATGTCTTGTTTGCCAGTATGGGCCAGCACATGAATGAATTGTATATTCGGCAACTTGCTATATAATTCATATAGTTCTTTAACAAGCTCCTTATTTGGAATATTATCCTTCCAGAGTTTCTTAGCACATTTTTCACCATAGCTTGTTACACATCTTATAGCATACTCTGAATCCGATACAATGACGATTCGCTTTCCAGAGAGAATATCCTGTTCTAGAATATTATAGACCCTACGAATGGCACCTAGTTCTGCTGTATTGTTTGACTGCTTACCTTGAACTCTTTCTGAAACATTTCTTGAGTCACCTTCTTTAAAATAGACCCCTATCCCCGCTACAGCATTTGGTCTGCCATTATTTGAACAAGAACCATCTGTGTATACATATTCGCATTCTAAATTCATTTACCCTACTAGAAATGGATACACATATTATCATCAATTTATTTCATATACTTCTTGTATCCCCTTTTCTTATCTGGATCGGTATCACTCGTGGAAACTTACCCGAGAGTCTTTTTCCAGGCCTTGTAGGGTTAGGTATATTTATTATCTTGTATCATGGTTATAAGGCCTGGATTCGTTACGGACAGGGTTCAAACTACATTTGGGTAAATCTTATACATGTTCTTTGGATTGGACCGCTCTTAGTGTATATTGGAGCAGGTAAAAAAGAAACACAACGGCCTGCGTATGAATTATTACTACTTACAGCCTTTGGAGGCCTAGGTTATCATCTTTATGAACTTGCAACACATTATGATTTCCTCTAGTTTTTATTTTCTGTAATAAAGAGATTCATAGTATCAGTTATAGAATGTCCAAGGACTGGGATACTATATTATACGAGAAGATTCTATATATGAAGATTGATTTAAGAGATACATATCATTTATTTCAACCTTATAGTGCGAATGATATAAAAAAGTTAATAAAATCAAAAAGGAAAGGAGTCAGAGAGCCAAAAGACTTACAGGCTCTATATAAACTAGTTGATACTATAAATGACCTACAAATAGCCTTTACTCAGGCGGCAAAGGAGGCTAATGAATCTTTGCCCACGCCTCAAAATGCTCATGATTGACCGGCAGTTTAACACACGAGCCAAGATGATAATAGAAACTTGTCATGTTCTTAAAGTTCTTTGAACATTCAGAACATTCCGCTACCATAGTCGGCTGCTTAGTCTTAAGCTTCATCCTATCTGTAAGCGTCTTCAGATGAATACGGGCAAAGTGGATTAGGCAATTACCCTTGCGTAGGTCTGTATAATTACAACACGGGCAACTAAACTCCTTCTTGGCGGTAGTGCTATGCTTTGACTTAATATGAAGTTCTAGTACACCTTTCTGAAGAAACTTCATATTACAGTCTGGACATTCGTGTGTAAGACTACCATCATGATTCCGCAGATGATAGTGCATTGTGGACTGATTATGTGCCGTGAAGGGGCAATCAGGACAGATGAACTCATTGGAGGCGTTCTTCTTATATACAAAGGTCATTGTAACAATAACTGTGTGCCGGCCGTCGTCAATTTTTTTGGCGGTAGTATTCATCTATAAAATGATATATTCCTGGAAAATTAGTATCCATATATTTCCTATAATCACTTACTATACTATTTAGTTTTGTTGTATATCTTGCTTTTGTTGTTCCTCTGATTTTAGGATTTCTATCAATATTTTTTTCTACAAGAGTAAAGAATATAATTACCATATAAAATCCTATAGCCATGTAACAGTTATATTCTATCTTAGCCTTGATATACGATTTTGTAAGAGGGTCAATAAACATAAGGCCAAGTCTCATATACAATTGGGGATAAATCTTTACCAAATGTGCTATATCTAATTTATCTTCCCAATCTTTAGTAATTGCCGTATTATCTAATTCTATTAAATTATAGTGTTTAATCTGATGTAGTTTCTGAATATTAAAGATATCAACTACAGAGTCTATTATCTTTGCGACATCTACTACAAGATCAAGTTTTTCTTTTCCTAAGGTGCTAACTATATCTTGCTGTATTTCGTGCGTTAATAATTCTTTCAGAGCACGTTTTTGTTGTTCTTTTTCAGCTAAAAACTCAGGACTAAATAGTTCATGCGCCTCTTCTCTGATGTTTGAATAGTCCATCGCAGTAACTAGCCCCGCTAGTATTGTAAGTTTAAACCGGTTTTCTCCGCTTGAAGGGTTCAAATAATCTACAATATCCTCATATCTTTTTCTTACTGGGCCAAGACGACCATCTATAAAACTATCTAAGGTTGGATAAAGAGCTTTTACTTCTGATTTTATTTTGACCGAATCGGCACGATTACTTGTATAAATCTTCTTAAGAATATATTTGATATTCCTATCACTCACGGCTGCCTTATTTCCTGCGTTCACCATACAGCAGATATCAGACTTATCTTGATTACAGACTGTATGAGCCCAACCATATTCCATCTTACGCACAGTTCTTTCTGGAGTTGTATTATGCTTCTTCTTGGCAGAATAGAGAGAAAGGTAAATTACTGCCTGTGCTACTGGTAGAACATGCTCACATTCTGGAGACATTCCAGGGTCAGAAGCATCTATTTTTAGACCACAAATCCAGCATGGTGTTTCTGCATTAACCTTTCCAATTACATTATTACATTGTGTTGTATTTGTGCTGATATTCCATATTTCACGAACATCCATTTTTTTCTTAACTTCCTTAACTGTTTCTTCGCCAAAAAGAAGTATGGCAAGGTCTTGAAGGCCAATTTCACTATATTCATGTGCCGTTCTTGGCTGCTTTTTGTGAACCTTACGCGTAGGACTCTTGGCCGCCTTGACACCCATTTTTTTCTTTTGCGTTCTTCTATTAGCCTTTTTTGCCTTCATAACAGACCTTGTATTTTCATCTTCCGCATTCATCCTAATATATAAAGGATATAAAATATATAAGAAAAGATATGACAGATAGTTCACGAATCTTAGTTCTGACTCTTGCCATCGGCCCTGATTACCGTCGGAACCTTGAGAAGGCCCTTAAGTCTAAACGGGACTATTGTGCTCGCCATGGATACACATATCTTGAACTTCATGAAGAGGCCTGGGATCGTGAACGGCCAATATCCTGGAGCAAGGTTCCACAGTATATTAAATATTGTGAGATGTCTGATAAATACGACTACATATGGGCTTCTGACGCAGATGTTTGGATTACAAACCCAGAGTTGAAGCTAGAAGACCATATTATTCCGCTTCTACCTACTAATAAGAATCTTCTTATGACATATGATTCTTGTCGCCATGTAAACGCTGGCAATATGATTCTACGGCCTTGTGCGTGGTCTGTTAAATTCTTTAAGAAAGCCTGGGAGCGGACAGAATGTCTTTATCATATATGGTGGGAGAATGCGGCCATCTGCAAGCTTATGTCTGAAGAGCATGTGGATTCATCGGCGAATATTGAGGTGACGATGGAGGCCTACCGATTCAATGCCTATATTCAGGGTTATAAAGGAACCCGTCAATGGTTACCCGGCGACTTCTTAATTCATTTTGCTGGAGTCTACGATTCCAAGAAAATGCTAGAATTTATGGAAATGGTGGAGGATGGGAAACTACCAAGAATATCTATGTAAATATTTTATGCGTTCTATTTAGAAATGGCTAACTCTCGTAAGAATCGCACGCGCCGCAATCGTAAGATGAATGGTGGCTCAACCTCCGGATTTACGAATCATGTAGGTGGAGCCAAGACGCCAGCTGTCGGCTCAAAGTCACAGGTCTTCAACGGAACTGCGAAGCACACTTCCGGTGGCCTTCACCGTAAGGACCTTATGAAGACGAAACATGGTCGCATTGTTTCCCGCAAGAAGCACGCGGCGGGCAAGAAGGCCATCAAGAACCTTCGTAAGCTTGGCTACATCGCCAAGAAGGGAACATTCAAGCTCTTCAAGAAGGGCTCCAAGCGCGGTGGCAGCGCCTCTGGAGCTGCCAGTTCATTAATGGATATGCTTAAGGTCCCCGTCTAAGTAGTGTCGTAAGAACCCGGTCAAGAAGTTGATGTTTGATAGTGTTCTCTGAAACATAATACCAATACAAGGATGCCTTAGATTCTTCTATTGATGATATGACAAGAGTTGCGCCGGCCGCATTTAAATCCCGAATAGCGTCCTTAAGAACAAAGGTTCTTAGAATCTCGCCTGAGACAAGACTGTTAAGAAGTGTCTTTGTTTGTTCAAGATAAGGTTCTAAAGAGTGGGCTGGAGGGAAGAAGGTCGCATCAAAGAGTATAAGAGGTGTTATATTTGGAGAAGCAATTAAGGAAAAGGTTACTGTTGTTGTTTGCGCTTTTTGATAAAATGCTGTTGGTGTTTGAACCTCTGGAGTTATACAGACTATTGATAATGGTGTATTCTGTATATAGGCAAGAATCAGAGACCATTCCAGAGGAGATTGTGGCAGGAAAATCGCATCCCAGGCGTCTACAAGCTTCCAGGCCTCTGAAGATTTAAGAGAGGCTATAAGAAATTTACGTTGAAAGGGTGGTGATTCCGTATAGACTTGTTCATGAAAGCCTGGTGGATAGGATATTATATCTGTTAAAAACCAGCGAAGGCGACGGTTTTTAATAGATGATTCAAAGGCCTCTAGTTGGACCGACATTCTATTGATAGGGAATCAGGATAACCTTAGACCACTAGTTCATGGCTATGTTTCCAATATAATTATCATTATTAAACCAATTTGAACCAGTTTTACTGAATTGCATTATACTTCCTGTCGCAGTCCATAAGGTCTTCGTTACTGTAACCCTTTTTCTGCGTATTGTTACAACAGATTTTTGTGTTATATATGATATAGTGCTTGGTATCTCAACTAAACCATTGCCGGCATTATACCAACTTACACCATTAGAGCTACATTGTATTGATGATATAAGCGAATCAGCTTGGCCAAGAGCCATCCACAATTTCGTATCATATAATATTTGTTTTCCAGAACCCATATTAAATCCACCAGTAGTTATTGTAGACCAATTAGAACCATTCTGACTGAATTGAATTGTTGATGAAGCTGGAGTACCTTGACCGACCGCCACCCATAAAGTGCTTCCATACGCAATTCCATATCCATTTGTGTTAAACCCACCAGTAGCTATTGTAGACCAATTAGAGCCATTCTTACTGTATTGAATTGTTGATGAAGGATGACTACCTTGACCGACCGCCACCCATAAAGTACTTCCATATACGACATCATAACCATTTGTGTTAAATCCACCAGCGACTATTGTAGACCAATTAGAGCCATTCTCACTGTATTGAATTGTTGATAGAGCTGAATTACTACCTTTACCAACCGCAACCCATAAATTACTTCCATAAGCGATTCCATATCCATAACCTCCATTAAATCCACCAGCGACTATTGTAGACCAATTAGAGCCATTCTGACTATATTGAATTGTTGATAGAGCTGAATTAGCATGGCCAACCGCTACCCATAAAGTACTTTGATGTTCAATATCATAACCGCCGGTAGTTCCATTAAAACCGCCCGTAGAAATATCATCCCAGTTATTACCATCCTTAGTATATCTAATAGTATTTTGAGGGTTATAAGCATACTGTTTTACACCTACCGCTAATATTGGTTTAGGACTATTATAAATATTTTCATCAACAATATAACTAGGTTCACTCTTAGTATAATTATTGCCACCTAAATTAAAATAGATGTGGGTTTCCTTGGCCATTTATCTACTATAGTATTAGATAAATGGATATAAAACAAGTTGTCGGTTTAGCGATTCTTATTTTTTTATTAGACCTCCCCTGGCTTTCCCTTGTTGGTGGGAACTACAATGCCATTATTCAGGCTATACAAGGCGGTAAGGAGGTTCGTATGAGACCCGCTGCCGGACTTGTTGTATACCCCGCACTTGCATTTCTTGCATTGAAAACACAAAATGCACGGGATGCTTTTTTAACTGGTATGTGCGTCTATGCCGTCTATGATTTTACTGTACTTGCTGCCTTTAAAGAATATCCATTTTATATGGCTGTAGCTGATACTGTATGGGGCGGACTTTTGTTTACTCTTGTATACTGGATAAGGGAGCGTCTTGGCCTCAAGGTCTAGAGTAAAGGTTGGGATTAAAATACTTCTGTCGGGCATAATGAAGGTACCATTTGTCTGTAGGGTTGGAAGTTCTTCCAGCCTACCTTCTATATTTACGTGACTTTTTGGTATGTTTCTTATGCTTTCTTGATTGCTTGCCGCCCATAAATCGTAGTATAGTGCCGACTGGACCATGTTCTGGCGCACCTGATTGAGGATGTCCTAAACGGTTTGCTACGCCCTCATATGTTTCACCAATGGCCGCCGCCTGTTCTTGTTGTATAACATCCCTTATTGTTCTATATACAATCTCCCTTATAGGAAGATAATGACCTTGGTCTCTTTGATTCTGAAAGGTATCATAAGGTTGAATCGGTGGAACAACAGGATCATATATATTATCAATAATAAAATGATAATATATCTCGCCACCAGCCGCAGATCTTCCAGATACTAAAATTAATAAGCCACCATTTTTCTCAAATCTAACACGAATAACACGAATTATTGCCTCAGGTATCCTTTCTGTTAAACGTTGATGAAGTCTTGTCAACATTGGGCGACTTGCAAACATTTTATGTATATAATTGTCCGGTGAAAATGTGGCATCGGGATAGCCTTGGCCAAAGGCACCGCGTCTGATGCCCATTTCATTGAGATGGTCTTGTCTAAGACCATGTATACGTTCCCACGCTGCTATATTTGCAGCACTCATCTATATTTACGAGTCTTTCTATTTTTGCGACGACCACCAGTAGATACATTAAAGTTCTGGGCAACTTTTGAGTTTTCTTTCTGTTCAATATTTCTTATAACTAAGGCTGACATCTGTCCCTCTTGTTCACGTATCTTATTCAAGATATCAAGTGAAGGAGGATTACCGGATAAAAGATAGTCAATATATACTATGAGCATCTTAGGTTTTTCCATAAATGTTGCATTATAATAATTCCCTTTTGGCATACCATAATTTACATAGCTAGTAGCCCCATTAGTTACAAAACTCTGCTTATCTGTATTATATAATTCCTCAATTTTAGATCTTATTTGTGTTAACATTTCTGGATTACTTTCATTCATCTTTATTTGATTATATAGGGTCATAAATTTACCATTAGTTCTAAGTCCTAGGCGTCTTCCTACACTCTTTGTTGCGTTTCCAATACCTCTATATGTCCCCTTCATGACCTTGTTTGTTCGTGTCCCCCATCCGTCAAAAAAACCCATTGTATTTCTATATATACTACACAAAAGGATTCCACGCCCATTGTAAGAGTGCCTGTCTTTGTCTTGGTCTACATTCAAGATTGGCTGCGCCACAATTTTTCTTAACTGCGCCAGAATGACGCGCAAAGGCCTTCCAACGTTTGATTTGGACGTCATCTATAGGGTCACGTCGCCCCATCCAATAACGGCAATACCATTGAAACCAGCCGCGCTCATCTGGATTTGCCTTATTTGATAATGCCGGATATCTATCAGACTTGTGTGAGGAGGCAACCCATCCCGCCTTTTTCCATTCAGAGAGTGGAAGGCGACTCTTAATCTTGAAGAGATTTACACTAATGTCTGGACCTTGGGGCCGTAATTTATCCATTGCGATTGCATCAAGAAACCATTCTTGAGGAAACTCTGTAAGGCAGTCATTCAGATACTTCCCTTCAAAGACACCAAGGCGCAGCATCTGTCCAGGAGTAAAGTGGGGCTTAAAATCTTCTGCGAATCCCTGACCCGGAGATTCTTGTAATGTATAAGAGTAGCCCTTTGATATTATTTTATCACCCTTTTTAAATGTTTCAAGAGGTCGGCCCGATTTTAATAGCGTCTGTATCATTGATTCGGGTGTCATATCTAAAAAATTGATATAATTTTATTGTTAGAATATTCTATAATGCAGCGTGTCTTTCTACCAGCCCATCGCCTTCCAGTAGATTCTGAGGCCTTTCTTGCGGCATGTAGTCCTGAGGAACGGACCGTACATAATATGGCAATTAAGGGCCTTGGCTCCAGTTATTTCATGGAAAAATGTCACGGTTATATTTCATGGAAGGAAAAGCAAACTCAACAGAAGAAGTAGATATGCTTGTCCCGAGTCAACTAGTTAGCGGCCCCACAGTAAATAGACTTTTTTCATCTTCTGAACAAACCTCGGGTTCTGGGGCGGCCTTACAAGTAGTTCCCAAACGGACTAGTCGCCTGATTCGTGTAGAAGTAAATAGTATTGACAGAGACTATTCTAAATATCCTTTGTCATCAGAGTTTTCTTGGGAGTTTCCCTTTCCTGTGAAGGAGATCAAGGAAGTTCGCCTTATTGGCGGGACAATACCGGTTCCATATTTAAATATTGATTCTGGCTGGAATAAGTTCACCTTCTGTGAAGGCTCTACAAAGGCTATAATTACCCTGCCAGTAGGATTCTATACAATTAGTTCTCTTATATCAAGCCTCCAGACACAATTGAATTTTATAGGAATTGGAAATGTATATACAGTTTCACAGGATCCATTGAATGGTCGTATAACTATAACCGCAATCGGAGGAAATACATTCTATTTACTATTTGCCACCGGTTCTTATACAGATGTATATGATTCTACTACTCATTCACTACTTGAACTTCGCTGCCCGTCTCGTCATCTAGGATTTGGTATGGCAGATTATGTATCAAGTGGAGGAAATATAACCGCTGCTCGTGTTCCTAATATATGGTTCGGCCTTGAGAAGTCCTATTTATATATGAATTTTGATAGTAGTCAGGATTTGCGCAGTATTTTTCGTGGGAGTGGACGGAAAGAGCCAAGTGCGATTATATATAATGATGCTCTAGATACAATGACCGCACCAATAACAAAATATCTGAATAAGGAGACTTTTGATACAAATATTGTTCCAAGGCCAGCATCCCTAAGTAGAATAAGAGCCCTGAATATAAGCCTTCGTGATATGTTCTATTCTCCAATCAATACACAGGGTCGTG